CATTGCGAATTTTATGAATGTAACAATTTCCACCGATCGGGTTGTACGTGATGACAAACTGCAAAAATTCAGCCATGCCCATGTCTTGATTCGGCTGGTTCAACAGCTTCATCAATGGATGCTTATAGTCAGCAACAAAACGCCCTTCATCTTCATACCCAACCAAAAGAGGCGGCTCAGGGAATGTCAATTGCAGTGTGGTCGCACAAGCTGCAACTGCTGAGTTCTTCTTATATCCCTCAGTCACCAACTGGCTTGCGCTGTATTGCGAAAACGCATAACGCGCCCATTGCGGAGCGAATGAAAATAATTTTTTTGCCGCCTTGCGGAATAAGTTCGTAAAGAAATTCATAGCACTTTGCTCTTTCTCTTTTTGCCGATCTTCTCAAGCAGCTTGTTGTACGCAGAGCTGGCCGCGTCTACCTGGTCATCATATTTACCGCGCGGAAACGAAACACACTCATCGATGAACGCCTCATTCCATGCGCCTTTCAACAGAATCACAATGCCGCCTTCAAACGCATCCTCAAGGCCTTCGCTTCGCGTTTCCTTGTCACCCGTCACAGGTTCGAACTTCGCGGGAAAGCCAACCAACACAAGGTTTGTTGATTCAGCGCTATCCTTGCCAGCGCTCCCCGGGTCTTGCTGATGCCATGTTTCCACTTTGCCATGTTGATCCCGATCATCGCCAGCACACTTCAGCATCGCCTGGTTGCGTGTGCGCGATGTTCCCTGCTTTCGCTCAACATCCAAAATGTAAAAATATCCATCCGAGCAATACGCCATCAAAACACCTGCAGAATAATCGCCGCCTGCAGAGTTGGCTTTATCCCAATACCGCACGATCTGCAAAATCGTCACATCCTCAGGTAGTTTTGTGACAACCTTCGAAAACCATTCCCGCTTGTACTTCTGCCCTTCCTTCGAATACGGGTTCTGCTGATACAACGCCGAAAAATGACGATCACCCTGCGTCGTGCGGATCTTCAGCATCTCAGTTCTCGATAGCAACTCAGGGCATACCACTTCACCAATTGCGCGCCCAAGCGGATCACGCAACGGCAGGTAAACACCCTCTGCCATTTTCTGCTTTTGCTCCGCCTTGTTTTTCGCAAACATGCCATCTTCAACAATGCCCGGCAGCATAAGGATCTTCCACTTATCTCCGCCGCGTTTGAGAACCATGTCTTTGATAACTCTGCCAGCAGGGTCGTCTGGGTGCCAGTGCGTCATGACCATCACACCTGCGATCATGCGCGGACGGAACGAAGCGACGTAGAAATCCCAGGCATCATCACGTATCTGCTGACTTTGCGCCTCTTTCTCACCCTTGATCGGGTCATCAAAAAGCCCCAGGCCTTTCGCCCGTCCTGGAACTGCGCCGCCCACACCAGTAGCGATCATCCCGCCACGGTGCGGAGCCGCCAGATCCCACGCTGCCGCTCCCTTGCTGTCTGAAGCCAAAACCACAGGCTCATCACGGGATGACATCTCACCAAACACAGCCTGGTATTGGCTGGATAAGATCATGTTTCTCACGTAACGGCTGTTCTCGCTTGCCAAGTCCGCGCCATAAGAAACTTCCAAAATACGCAGGTTTGGCATTTTTCCCAACGCAAACGCAGGAAAGAATCGGCTCACCAATGCGCTCTTACCATGTTGTGGCGGCGTGAGAATAAGCAGAAACTGAGTCCCCTGCTTGCCACCCGTCATCAAATAAAGCAACACCTGCTGCAGCTCATACGCGATCAGCTGGTGCATCTTATATGCAACGTACCAGGCAAACCCTTCTGTATCCGTGCTCATATACTCGCTGAACAATGCCAGGTCATCCCGGGCAAGTTCGATCTTCATTACATCGGCGAGCGCCTGCTCACGGGTAACGCTAATGGTCGCTGTTGGGTTCAGCATTTTCTTCCTCGTCTTCAGCATCGGCAGCTGCCGAAAGAGCTTCCATTTCTGTTCGTCGCTTCGCAAGTTCCGCACGCAGTGCGATCAATGCATCAGGATTATCAAGTCCGGCCAGTCTCAATTTCTCGTCAAACGAAAGCTTGCTCAGGTCAACATTTCCAGACTTATCAACAATCACTGTGTCATTCAGAATGCCAGCAACCTTGAAATGCAATTCCCGATCACCTTTGCCTTTGTAATCAGCCAAAGCGGCAACCGTATACATTGCCTCCATACTGTCGTTCAAACGATCCAGCGCATTCTCTTTCCATGCGCTATGCACTACCGCTTTGATCTGCGGATTTTTCGCCATCCAGACAGTAAACTGACGGTCACTGCTCAGACCCAAAAGACCGGCAAGTTGGTCTTGCGTTTCTGGGTACCTGTATTTTTTTGGAGTGCATAACCACGCAGCCAATACAGCTGCACGAAATGGGAATTTCATTTTCCCTTCATGCAATGTAATAGCCTGGTTCAGCCAATATGGCGGCACAGGCTTTCCTTCAGCGTCTTTTTCCCAATGGCCCGGGTTACGAATAAACGCTTCGGCCAGATCCTTCCGCAGTTGGATCTCGTCTGCGCTTAAAGCAGAAGAGATCTCTTCCTCAGGAAGATCCCATTCGAATTTCAGTTGGTTGGGAATGTCTGCCATTATGTATTCCTGTTCTTTTTCGCCAGATTGCGTTTTCCGTTCATTTCATCCAACGCCTGGCGTTCCATCAGATCATGCGCAACAAACTCGCCATGAAAATCACCAATAGCCTGCGTAAGGCCTTCCAGTTGTTTCAAGACCTGTTCATTTACTAGGCGGTAACTCTCGGATCGCGCATCAAAATACTTTTGCCATTGTTCATTGTTCGTTTGGATGATTGCAGCGTAATGGGCGTTTATGTCTGCGATCGCTTTGCTGAACGCCTTCACCATCAGCCAGGCAATACCCGCCAGCAAAAGGGCGAAAATAACGATCACAGGGATTTGTTCCCATACGCTGACGGGTACTGTTGGCATGTGCGTATCCTTATTTCTTGGCTTTCAGGGCGGAGTACGAATAGTGCAAGCCGAACACGCCGAAGATGGATACGATCAACATCAAAACAATCGAAGTAGGCTCAACATATGCCGCAGGAACGAGAGATAAAAGGAAGTTCCCAAACGCAACAACAGCCGTGACAATTCCGCCAGTGATTTGCGCAGCTACACCGGAAAGATCCAGTCCGCTTTTCACGAACATTGCCTTCAGTCCTTGCGTAACAAGGAAACCAATGCCGATGGCGATCAGCCCTTGAAGTGCAACGGGCAAGACAAGCGGCGCAGCTTCAACGGGAGGAACTTCACCCTGCGCAAATGCAGGTACCGCAAAGACCGCGGCAAGGGCAAGAACAACAAACAAAACTTTGAAAAATCTTTTCATGGAACAAATCTCCTTTTGAAATAGTTCCCGTCTACGTTCGGGAAGTGGGAAACAAAAAAGCGACCGACATCTTTCGATGTCAGTCGCTCATGCTGATAAGTTTCGGCCCCGCCAAATGCTAGGCCTGCGTAGATATTTACTTGCACATATATTTTAACAAATTTCCACAATTTAACAAGAGTCAGAACAGAGATTCTAATAATTCAAAACGAAACCGCCACGGCCTGAGGGGGACAGGTCGCAGCGGTTACAAGTGCGTATTATATGCAGCCGATTCAGTTTGTCAAGCCTAACGGTTTGCGTTACCTGCGCTGGGGCGGGGACGGCGAAGCCGTCCAACTGGTGAAATGCTAAGGCTAGAAAAATGCCTGAGATTTTCGCCAGAATCCCCAGCGTCAGGTGAACGCTTTGTTAGCCAGCCTGCATCCATGCAGACCGTCTAATTGCTTCGACACATTCATAAATAAATTTGCGGTTTTCCGTAGCAGGATAACCATATTGATCGCAGAATGTCGAATACGATGAACCTGCGCCATTTTCGCGCAACCACTTTTCGTACTCGTATGCCTGCTCTAAAATTTCAAACTGCAAATTGCTTTGCTTCTTCTGCGCCTCACGTTTTGCGCGATATTCTTCAACTATATCGATTTCATCATCTTCGAGTTCTATTGTTTTTGCCATGCGGTTCTCCTTGCCCGTGATGGGCTGGCTAACGGCTGGCTTTACCTGCACGGCGTTTTATGCCACGAGATAAATCCAACCAATGATTTGATTACGAAGACTCGCCTGCTTCGGTAGGCGTAGCCGTGTCAGGTGCAAGCGGTGTTCTACCGCTGTAACTTTTGACAATAGCGCTCAATGCCATATACCAAATTTTGCGCTTCAACCCGAACCATGTACCCTTCGCCCACCACTCCCACAAGATAAACCACGCAAGACGGCGGGCTGTTTGCTGATTGAAAAACGTAATCCACGCGCCACCATTCCACGCAAGCCAAATTTCGTGACCGTCATTATTGTAGGTGGTTGCTACATACATCGGTTTCCCGTTGTCGAATTCCCCGAACTCAATTCTTTGAGCAGAGCCAGGAGGCGAAGGATTGCCGCCAAAATCATCACCAAGTTTATTATGTATCCAGTATGCTAATTTCAAATTCATGCGAAACTCCTTTTGCAAGATGCGGTAGAACTATTATTGGCTGGCGTTTCGGTAAACCCCAATCTCTTTCAGTGGTACGAAACTTGCCGCCATCGTATATTGGACGTTCTTCGACAATTTCAATCAATCCAGCTTTGGATAATTGTTGCCGCATTTTGGTTGTTACATAGGCTTGGTAATCATGCCCGTTTTCACTCCATTCGAGAGCATAAAGGCTTTTCTCCCAAAACCAATCGCGGCGATGTCTGATTATTGCGCCTGGTATTTCAAGTTTTTTTACTATCCATTTCATTCGTGCTGTTATTTTTTCGCTCATGCGATTCTCCTGTTGGCAAGGTAGCCAGCCAACGGTTTGCGCTACCTGCGAATGGCGGCGCGAACCTGTCTAATTTTTACGCCTGCCCGCCATTCGTCAGGTGCGCGCTTTGTTCGGCGCGCGCTCGGAGAACAGCGACACATTCCGCAAACGTTTTATATTTCCACGGCTCTAAACCAGCCTTACGCAATTCGGCATCAATAGCCCATAAATCAGCGTCTTTGCGCTCTAGCCTATCAGCCGCTTCGAGCATGGTATTACCCCAGCCCGCATGACCTTCTTTTGCAATTTCTTCGGCTTGCTGTCTTAGTTGTTTTACTAAATCCATTTGTGCCTCCAAAGACAATTATACGGCGAAGCGCCGAACGGCTGGCATTACCTGCGCGGGGTGGG